TTACCTCACCTGCCCACCCTCAGCCAAATGCCGCAAATACGCATCGGCCAGCAAGCGGATGTCGGCTTGCGACAGGCTCAGCAACACGCGCTGCGGTAGCTTGCTGCGATCGCTGCTAGTGCCGTGCTGGTGTTCGAACGCGATGCGACCGGCACGACCACGGTAGCCTACGGCCAACTGCCCCGCGTTGGCCTGCACTTTCAGGAATCGCGCAGTGCGTATGCGCCGGAACATGGCCTGTGCTTTTAACTGACCGCGCTTGCCGCGCAGGTTTTTGCGCTTGCCCTTCGCGGGCGATTTGCGCGGCACGTAGGCGCTGCCGTCGGGGTTTTGCTGCGCGGCGATGCGCTGCGATTGGCTGCGGCGCAGTTCCATGGCCACGCGCCGATTGATGCGTGCAACCTGCGCGGGCGATGCCCGATTCAGCAGTTGACGCAACCACGATTCCAGGCTGGCAAAGGTATTCGGATTTTTGGCGCTGACAACGGCGTTTTGCATGGTTTAGCCCCCGTAGGGATTCCAGGCGGGCACGGTGAAGCTGCCCAGCGATGTGTTGGTTTTGGCGTCGTAGACTTCAATTGTCACGTCCTTGGCCGGGAAGTCTGGATGCTCCGGTTCGCCGACGTGCAAAGCGGTCAGTTCGTTGCCCGTTTTTTTCTTGGACACCAGGACGCGCTCGGTCAAATCTACCTGTATGGATAAATCCAGCACGGATTCATTGATGATTTCCACCTCGAAACGCAACAGCTTTTGCGCTTTGTCGTGATTCTCGAACAGTTCCGGTTGCTGGGTGCGCAGGTAGGCCAGAAGCGGCAGCACGATGCGGTCAACGTGGTGCGGGTAGTCTTGCACCAGCAGGTTCAGGGTGTAGCGGTATTCAAACGACAGGCTGGTACTGCCCAGCGCAGCAACCGCACCTGTGTCCAGAAAGACGTGCAGCTTTTCGGGGTGGTCGGCCAGGTGCGGGTTGGCGCGCGTCAGCAGGCGGCGAATGTGTGCGGGTTTAATCATGGCGTGTTGTGGTGTGTTCCTGTTGGCATTGCACGATGGTGTCTACCTGCGCGGCACAGCTTGCCCAATCGGCGCGCAGTTGTTCAATCATCAGGGTCAAGTCTCCGTTGGTCTGGGGGCTGGCCGGGGACAGGCTGCACGTCACCACCGGCGGGCAGGGGGCTATGGTAAGCACCGGCACCACGGGCGGCCGGTTGGTCGAGCATCCGCTTAATATCGCCAGGCAAAGGCTGGGTAGCCCAATCGCGCACAGCTTGTACTTCATGTTGCAGCCTCCGTAATTCAGTCTGGCGTGCTGTCAATTGCGTTTGCACTCGTTGCTGGGTGTGCAGTAGTTCTTGCATTTGCGCCTGATTGCGGGCGTTGTGTTCGTGCAGTGTTTGCAGTTCTTGTTGCAGTTGTGTCGTGGCCAGCGCATGGGCATCCAGCAATTGGCGCGCCAGCGTCAGTTGCCGGTACTGTGCCCATACAACGAGCAAGACAACGGCAAAAGCCGCACCCAGGCGTAGCTTATTCATGCGCTGGCCGTTTCTTGCTGTTCGCCGACATAACGCGCATAAGCACGCGCCAGTTTCACGTCGTACAGGTTCTCGGCATAGGCCGGGCCGTTGTACGCTTTGGCAAATGCTGCCCACTTGTGCGCTTTCAGGGCGCGGTGCATGGTGGTATCGGCCAGCACAAAGCGCACGAACATGTCCAGGTGCGCGCCTTCCGATTGTTGCGCGGCCTGCACCATGGCCTGCACGCTATCGAAGCCCAGCGTTTGCCAGTGATGCCCCATGATCTGGAATGCACCCCAACTGGTCGCTTCAAAGGCGGCGTGTTCGTGAATGGACTTGGCCACCCCCAGACGCGTGTATTCCGACACACCACCGGCGTAACCGCCGCGCGCCTGGTTAACGATACCCGGGTAGGTGTGCGCCAGCGGTGCGGGATCAATGTCGCGTTGTGCCAGGCCACGCCAGAAGATGTGCCGTTCAAACAGGATAGTCGGGTAGCCCGGCTTGATGAATCCCGATCCCGCGCTTTCCACTTCGTTGACCGCCATCACGCAGGCTTCATCCACGTCCAGCGCCTGGGCAGCACGTTTGATGTCGGTCTGCTTCAGGTAATGCCCGGCATCTGCACCCTTTAGCCAGGCTTCGGTTTTGGGGCCATAAATCCCGTCGGCCACCAGCTTTGCGCGTTTTTGCACTTGCAGCACCGCCGCCTGTGTGGCTTCGTCGTAGATGTGGGTTTCCTTGACCTTGGTATAGCCTGCGGCGTACAGCCGTCGCTGCAAATTGGCCACGGCCGCGCCGATGTCGTTTAAACGCAGAATCATGTTTCTCCCCGATTGCCGCCAAAGTATTTGCCGAACTGGCTTTCCAGCGCTTTGGCACCGCCCCAGCCCGATAGCGTGACCAATGCCAATTGCAAGAATTTGTTGGCTGCTGATGCCTGCGCAATGCAGTAAGTGATCAACCCGGCCGTCAGCCCGATGGCAATGCCGTACAGCAATTCCTTGAATAGCTGCGACACCACAATGTCCGTGTTCTTCAGGCGGAACGTCGTGTTGGCGATGGAGGCGCACACGGCAGACATCAGGTTGATGAAAACGTCAATGATCAGGTCATTGCTGTGCAATTCCTGCCACAGGGACAATTGCCCGGCGTAGACCGCAGCATGTACGCTGTAGCAGCCGATCAATACAGCCAATTCTTGCCGGTAATCAGCGCGCACGCCGTCGCCCCTTAATTGCCCGCGCTTCGTGCGCGGCCTTCTGGCTCATCAGGCCATCGCGTATGCATAAACCCATACCCAGTACGGCCAGTACCAGGTAATAGATGCCCATGACCCAGTTCAACCCCCCCGGACTTTGTTTTAACCACACCAGGACAGCCAAATAGCAGAACACCGGGGGCAGGTACAGCAGGTGTCGCCAGCGTTGGAACAGGCGCATGGAGGGATACAGGCGTGTGCAATTCACAGACGTGCAGTGTCGCAACAAGGCAAGACTGCCGTCGATCAGCAGCAACACACCGGCGATGATCAGTACGGTAAACAGGGCGGTCATGTCATCGGCTGCCAGCGCCAGCAGCACGCCCTGGTACAGCGTCAGCAGGCCATACCCCACGCGCACCGGCCAGTCGCTGCAAAACGTCAATGGATCGGCAAGTACGTATTGCTGTAGTTCCGGGTAGTACCTGGTCTGCGCAGCGCGGTGCGTGCGCTTGCGTCTCTTGTGGATGCGTCTTGCGCCATGCCGTGCACCGCGTGGATGTGTACTCAATCCCATAACGTCACCCTGGATGTTGTGGTGTGTGTGGGCACCGCATCCGGCAGGATCACGGGCGTACCTGCGGGCAGAATGACCCCCAGTGCCGCCAGCCCCGGATTAAGCGCCAGTGTTTCTTCCACGACGTGGGCGGTTGCACCCAGGTGCCGCCAGCATATGGCGTCTACCGTGTCGTGTTGTTGGGCGATGACACGCATCACAGTGCCTCGACGGTGACGCGTGGCACACCCAAGAAATCGCTGATGGCCCAGCGCAGGTTGCGCCTTGCATCGTCTGCGATACTGTCCATATCTTCAGCCTTCTGCTTGCCCGCGCCGGTCAAGTCGTAGTCGCGGTAGCGCTCGGCCAATTCAGCCTTGGCGTAGAAGTACACGGCGCGGCGGTACAAGCCAATCAAGCGTTCATCCTGCAAACCGTTCGGGCTGGTCGCAGGTTGCGCCTTCTGCCATGCCGTCAGTTCGCGATTGACCGACCACACCGCGTTGACCAATGCTTCCCGTAAGCGCTCTGGGGTGACGGTGCCGGTAATGCGCACGATCCCGCGCGCATCGTCCACGTGGATGTCTGGCCACCACAGCTGTTTGATCGGTGCGCTGTCGCCCGCGTCAGCGTTTGGGTAGGCAAAACTCATGACACACCTGCTTAGCCAATCAAGAGAGGCGGGGGGCAAGGCATGGCGGTCAGGTCGCTGCATGCCCACAGCGTTGAACGCCAGCCTTGCGCCGCCTCAGGGGGGGTAATCAGGACGCTTGCGCGCGGCTTTGTTCCTTCAGTTGCTTTTCCGCTTCCTGCAAATCACGCTTGCATCCGGCGCGCGCATCCAGTTCCAGCGCACGCTTGAATTGCCGGATGGCTTCTTCAAGGTGCTGTTCGGTTTTGTATTGCGTGCCTAGCGCCTTGTGCAGCTTGGCCAGCGCGGAATCGTGAATATCGCGCCCGTCAACCAGCACGCGCAGGCGTTCAAGCACAATGGTTTCAAACGGGATGTCGCGCTGCTGGGCCGCCAGTGCAGCGTTGGAGAGTTCGTCTACCAGCGCCGTGGCCGCATCGCGCTCGTACTGATCGGGCAGGTTCAGGTTGTGTGCAAGCACGTACTGGCCAATGTCGAGCGCCTGCTCATACTCGCCCACGTCAATGGCCCAGATCATGACCGTGGTCAGCACATCGTCTTGCGCACCTTTGCCGTCGGCCAGCACGCCCGTAACCCAATCCTGATATTCGGGCAGGATTTCGCGCTTGACTTCGAGCCTGCGCTCCATGGACTTGATGGTTTTCAAACGCCTGCGGTCATTGTCCAGCTTCACCAGCATCAGTTCATAGGCGCTGGATGCCGCCGGGCTGGCGTGCTCGCCCGCGCTGGCAAGCTGGGCGCTGGCTTGCAGGTAGCGACGTTGTGCCGGGGTCGCCATGATCATGCCAAGACGATGTTTTCAGCCAGCGCCACGCAACCGTAATCTTCAATGACAAAGGCATCATTGGAAGATTGATAGGTTTCGATGCGGTCGCGCTTGGGGTTGTCGATCACCGCGCGCCGTTGCGCGCCGCGCTGGTAGTAGATCGACAGGTTATCCAGGCGCGTGACCAGCACCGCATTGGCGGGAAAGTGCGGCACGCGCACGGCAGGCAAACCACCGATGCGCTTTTGGCTGATGATCATGTCAGACGCCAACACCTCGGACGCATCCTGCTTTTGGTTGACCAGCGGGAAATACTTGTCGGCCAGTAGCTTGCGGCCGCATACGGCGACTAACCGCGTGTCATCCTGATACCACGGTTCGATCAGGCTGTTGACCAGGTCGTATACCAGACCGTCCAAGGTCTGGTATTCATCGCCCTTATTGCCAATGGGGATTTGGTTGCTGCCCGCCGCCGTTTCTTTGATCCAGCGCTGCGGTGCTTTGGTGCGCACTTTTTCCAGCCAGCCGATGTTTACATCTTGCAGTAGCGGATTGGTCGCTGGGTTAGACGTGGCGGCACGGCTCACCCCATTGAACCCGATCATGATGCGATCGAGCGCCATACGGGCGATGATCATGCCGGATAAGCGCGTCTGAAAATCGTGGAATTTCGCCCAGGCATCCAGCGTACCGTAACGCACGTGGGTGTCGTAATTGGTTTGCTCGCAGCGGTAGCGGGTATCGTCCAGCGTAGACAGGTCGCGCGTGGCGCGCTCGGCACTGCCACTGCCTTCGGTTTTTTGCGTGCTGGCGACCGGCCCTGAAAGCCCCAGGCCGATTTTTTCGCCTTCTTGTTCATCCACGCCCAGCAGGTTGATGCGCTTTAAAAATTCGCTGGATTCCTGCACCTTGTTTTCCAAGGTTTGCTGCACCGATGGGTCTGCGGTGAATTTGGTCGCAACCGTGCTTAACGCCACGTGGTTAATGTCGGCCAGCCGCTGCATGTAAGCGTCAAACAGGATTCGGGTTTCAGTACGCATGTGGGGCGCTCCGGGGATCAGAAAAGGTGGAAATCAGCAATCGGTCTGGATTTGATTTGCGCCGCCGGTAGCCAGCGCGCGTACTGTGTCAGGGTTGGCGTCCTGGCGGGTGAGCTGTTGCTGCATGCCGTCGAACTGGCCACGCAATTGCTGCATTTGTTCAAGCAAGGTCTGTTCGCGTGTGTGGCTTTCGGACACTTGCCGGGTCAGGGTCGCGACACTGCCGACCAGTGTGGTGACGCCGTTGAGCAGTACATCAAGTGCCTGTGCCGTATACGGCTGTTGCGTCGCAGCGCTGGTTTGTGGCTGCGTATCCACGGGCGCAGGGGCAGCATCTTCGCGCGGTTTGCTAAAGAAATTGCGCAGGCTTTCGGCCAGCGTAGTCAGTTTTGCCAGCGCTGCCGGGTCCTCGGTTTTTTCGTCCACGCTGTCTTCAAACGTCAGTTCCACCGCGTGCGCAGCCGAAAAAAGATTGTCCGCATCTTGCTTGCGACCGGCCAGGGGATTGGCTTGCGGATTTTGCGCGGCAAAGGCCAGTATGTCGTTTCCCAGCGACGCGGGGGTATCCGTCACAGCCAGACCAATCAAATAGGCTTTGCCGGACTTGGCAAAATTGGTCGCAATTTCCATGCTGCTGTAGAGCTTTTGCCTGGCGCGGTTCAAGGCGACCAGCGCAGGCAGCGGTTCGATCTGCGCAAAGAGTGCGAGCTTGCCATTTTCGACTTCGCGCGCTTGCAGCGCCAGCACATCGCCATACGCACCGAAAGGACCTTCCGGGGTGAAGCCGCGAATGTGCTCCATCCAGACACGCGCCGCGTATTTGGCACGATCGTAGGTATCGGCCATTTGTTGAATCCAGCCGCGTTCAATCACGCGCCCGTCGGTTGTATCACCTTCAGTTCCGATACGGAAAAATTTGGATTTCAGCGCCATGGGGGTTCCTGGTAAACAATGAGGTTTCCGGTTACCCGTCATGGTTGTGCAAATAGCCGCTTTGCGACAAGCATTGCCGCTTTGCAATGCGTTTTTCCCAAAGCGCAGGCGTATTCACACAGGATAGGTAAAACCTATCCTGCCAGCATGTTGATGCCACCCCCCATACCCCATGATAACCGCCGTCTTGCCAAGTTTCTGTACTGGCAAGGCTGGAATGTGACCGATATTGCCCCCTACCTTGGGATACCGCGTACCACTGTGCAATCGTGGAAAAACCGCGAGTCATGGGATGATGCCCCGATCGTTGCCCGCCTGGAATCGACGCTGCACATGCGTCTGGTACAGCTGATCAATAAAGACAGCAAAACTGGCAGCGACTATAAGGAAATTGACCTGCTTGGTCGGCAAATGGAACGCGTGATGCGTGCGCAAGGCATTGCGTATGGCGGCAGTGTCAGCAGTGAACTGCCCGTCGGCGATCCCGGCAAGGAACGCCCGCGCGGGTCTGGCCGCAAACCGGCACGCAATGCACTGAATGAAGATCAGGTCAAGCAGCTATGCGCGTCGTTCAAGGATTCCCTGTTCGCGTATCAACAGCAGTGGTACGCCATGGGCAATGAGCGCACGCGCATGATCCTGAAGTCACGCCAGATCGGGGCGACGTGGTACTTCGCGCGCGAAGCTGTGGTGGATGCGCTGCTGACCGGACGCAATCAAATTTTCCTGTCAGCGTCCAAATCCCAGGCGCATGTATTTCGGCAGTACATCGTGCAGTTTGTCATGGAGGCGACCGGCGTGCGGTTCATGGGTGATCCCATCGTGCTGGAAAACGGTGCGCACCTGTATTTTCTGGGTTCCAACGCCCGCACGGCGCAGGGCTATCACGGCAATTTCTACTTTGATGAATTTTTCTGGACGTACAACTTTCTGGAACTGAACAAAGTAGCCAGCGGCATGGCGCTGCACAAGAAATGGCGCAAAACCTACTTTTCCACGCCGTCGAGCATTACGCACGAAGCGCACGGGTTATGGACGGGGGAATTGTTCAACCAGCGGCGCGCCAAGGAAGACAAAATCGAAATCGACGTCAGTCACGATGCGTTGGCGGCGGGCAGGCGCTGCGGCGACAAGATATGGCGGCAAATCGTCACCATTGAGGATGCGCACGCCGGGGGTTGCGATTTGTTCGATCTGGACGAACTGCGCTTTGAATACAGTCCGGACCAGTACGACAATCTGCTGATGTGCCGCTTTGTGGACGATACCAAGTCCGTATTTCCGCTGGCGCTGTTGCAGCGCTGCATGGTCGATACCTGGGACTTATGGCCGGATGTGAAGCGCCACACCGCGCGGCCATTCGGCAACCGCCCTGTGTGGATTGGCTACGACCCATCCGACAGTGTCGATTCCGCAGGCTGCTGTGTGATTGCACCGCCTGCGGTACGCGCCGGGCCCTTTCGCGTGCTGGAAAGCATGCAATTCAAAGGACTGGACTTTGAAGCGCAGGCCGAAGAAATCCGCAAACTGTGCGACAAGTACAACGTGGCGTATATCGGCATTGATGCTACCGGCATCGGTCAGGGTGTCTACCAGCTGGTGCGCCAGTTTTACCCGGGTGCGACGTCGATTCACTATTCCGTCGAAGTCAAAACCCGCATGGTGCTCAAGGCACAAAGCGTCATGGGCAATGGCCGTTTGCAGTTCGATGCGGGTTGGATCGACTTGGCACAATCGTTCATGGCGATCAAGAAAACCATCACCCACAACGGACGACACACCACGTACAACGCCGGGCGGCGCGACGACATCGGGCACGCTGATTTGGCTTGGGCGTGCATGCATGCGCTGGATCACGAACCGCTGGAAGGTGCAAGCGAGAAAAACACCGCAATTTTGGAGATCAGTTGATGAGCATCGAAACCTTCACCTTCGGCGAGCCGGAATCTGTGCTGGAACGCACGTGGCTGGACTATATGCAGTCGCTGGATACGGGCAAATGGTTTGAGCCGCCCATCAGCCTGGATGGCCTGGCCAAGTCGTTTCGTGCCAGCCCGCACCATTCGTCTGCCATCTACGTCAAGCGCAATATTCTGGCCGCCACCTTTATCGCCCACCCGCTGTTATCGACCCAGGCATTTAGCCGCTGGGTGCTGGATTTTCTGGTTATGGGCAACAGCTATCTGGAGAAACGGCATAACCGCCTGGGTGGTGTCATCGCACTGGAACCGATGTTGGCCAAGTACACGCGCCGCGACAGCCGCAATTTGAACCGCTATTGGTTTATCCCCGAATGGAACAAGCAGATACAGTTGGAAGCCGACCGCGTGTTTCACCTGATGGAGCCGGACATCAACCAGGAAATCTACGGTATTCCGGAATATATCGGGGCGCTGAACTCGGCCTGGTTGAATGAATCGGCCACGCTCTTTCGGCGACGTTATTACAAGAACGGCAGCCACGCAGGCTATATCCTGTACATCACCGACGCCGCGCAGGATACCGACGATATCGAGGCACTGCGCAAAGCGGTCAAATCCAGCAAAGGGCCGGGAAACTTCCGCAACCTGTTCATGTACGCGCCCAACGGCAAGAAAGACGGCATCCAGCTCATTCCGCTGTCGGAAGTGGCCGCCAAGGACGAATTTTTCAATATCAAGAACGTGACGCGCGACGATCTGCTGGCCGCGCACCGCGTGCCGCCGCAATTGCTGGGCATCGTGCCCAGCAACGCCACGGGGTTCGGCGCGGTGGTTCCCGCCGCCCAGGTATTCGTGCAAAACGAGCTGCTGCCCTTGCAGACGCGCTTGATGCAATTGAATGACTGGGTCGGCGAGGAAGTGATGCGCTTTAAGCCCTACGACATTCAGGCCGTTGCAGCTGCTTGATGCTCGATCGCCGAGCCGCGTTCGTTCGAGATTTTGAACAACTGCCGTGAAGTGCGATGCAGCTGCTTGGATAGACCCGCCATCAAGTCTTGTAAGCCGCTTAGGTTCAGTTCGCGGTTAAAGTCAATGTAGCTTTGCGTAGCCATCTTTAGCAGATCCGCGTGCCAGTCCAGCTGACATGCCAAACCTATCACATCGTCGCGGATAGATTCGATTTCGTCAAAGACTTTAAGCGGCGTGGGGATGATGATGTCGGTTGACAT